CGCCCCCCCTCCGGTCTGGCCCGGGGGGGGGTCGCGTCCGCCTGTGGCTACGTTACGCACCCGAGTAGGCATATTTGCGCTTGGGTGACATTTAGAGCAGGGAGGCTTCGGCTTCCTTGCTCTTTTTTTTTGTGCGTGTTTGTAGTTTGCTATCGGTTATTTGGTATATATGTGTATATCACTAACGTGTAGATAACTATGAACTTAGACGTGATTACAGAACTGCTGAGAAAGCAGATGCCAGACGCAGGCGAGGAGGCTATCCAAGCGGCAGCCAAGGAGCTCGCACTGGAGACGACAAAGGAGGAAGACCGCAGAGCCAACGAAGCTGCGACTACCTCGATAAAGAACTATGAAAAAAAGCACGGCCTGCGAGATGGTAAGACCATCGAAGCACCCGAGCCAACGCCAGCACCAACGGCACCGGACGGCAACGATGACACACTGGGCGTTATCAACGCTCTGCGTGCAGAGGTCGAAGCCCTCAAGCTGTCGAAGGTGGTAGATGCCCGAAAGGCTACGTTTGAGGCGCTCATCCGTGACCTCCCCGAGCATCTGCAAAGTGGGTACAAGCGCATCAAGTACTCCGACTTGTCAGACGATGAATTTAACTCCTTAACCGCTGGTATCGGGGAAGAGGTTAAAGGCATTATTGACTTGGAGAAGACAAGAGGCTTAGCCACAACCCCGAGAACTCCGATGCCTTCTCCAGCAGGCTCTGAAGCTACCGCAGAGGATGTAGAGAAGATCTTTCACGATAATCCGAGTCTCGGGAAAATCTAACATTCCAACCAACTTTAACCAACTTAACTATGGCAAAAGCTGCATGGGGTAAGCCTGTTATCAAGATTGGCGCCGTTGACGCCACGGGTAAGACAATCCCCACGACTGGGTTACAGACCCTCGCCTCTGTAAAGGAGAACTCCACGAAGTTCGAGAGTACCGAAGGCGAAAAGAAGGAGCTTAAGGGAGAAGGTGGCGTAACGCTTGACGTCCGACGCGGCGCACCTTCCTACACCCTCGAGCTGGAGGTGTTCATCCTCAAGGGTGAGGCGTTGCCTAAGCTCCTCAAGGGGGACGCTGCAAGCATCGTTATCACGCCAGAAGACCCCGACACGGCAGGGCTTTATATCCCTATGGCGAATATCTCGGTGTCCCCAGCGTGGTCTACGGAGGAGGGTGCTGCGTACAAGGTGAAGGCTGATGCCGTCCTCGCAAAGGATACGGCAGACGTCAAGGCGTTCTACTTCACCAAGAGCGGTGCCATCCTCGACCCATTCACTGGGACGAACTAAGTAACTAACCAATAAAACTAAGATAGCTATGACAGATCTTATGACTGGTAAGGCAGTAGTCGGCGACGGCAACAGCTCTATCGTAATCACCAAGTATCTCGCAGGTATCCCCTCGGGCGTAGCCCTCGACACTTCGCTCCTCTCGGGCGTGTCGGTTGTGCGTGCTGGTCACGTTGTCCTCCTCAAGGAGGGCAAGTACTACGCCGCTGGCGTTACTGGTGCCGCTTACTCCGCCTTTGGCGATAAGACCCCCGTGGGTGTACTCAATGCCGATGTGCTGGTCAATGGCGGTGAGCTTGCTCCTGTTATGACCATCGGGCAGGTGCGTGCCGCCGCTTCGCCTTACACCATCTCTGAGGAGGTGAAGAAGGCACTCCCCCGCATCGAGTTCATCTAATCTCTAACCTAATCCTATTTAGATATGGCTTTAACAACTTTTAAGGAGTACTACGATAAGTACCTCAAGATGGGGATGTCGAAAATCCTCCAGCGCATCAACGATACGCCCGAGGACAAGCAGCCCAAGCTCCTGTACAAGGTGATGCTTACCTCGGAGCAGTCTCTCAAGGATTCGTGGGACAGTGCGTCGCTCTCTGCTTCTGTGGTCTCCGCAGATGTCGTGGCAATGGACTCCCCCCTGCCTCTCAAGAGCCGTGCCCGCCTCGCTCGTGCTACTGGCAAAATCCCCAAGATCGGTATCTCCTTCCGCAAGAGAGAGAGCGAGATTCGTGACCTGCTCAATGCGCAGGCCGTCGGGGGTGCAGAGGCCCAGATTGCTACTAAGCTCCTCGCCGATGTAGACCTCTGTGTAAAGGGTATCGAAGTCGCCAAGGAGGTGATGTTCTTGCAGGGGCTCTCCACTGGTCAGACGCTGGTAAAGGACGAGGATAGCGATGGGCACGGCGTCCGTGTTGACTTCGGATATGCCGCTGAGCACACCTACACGGTTGGCAAGAAGTGGAGCGAAGCAGACGCAACGCCTATCTCAGATATGCAGGTTGTCCTCGATGCTGCCTCTACGACTGGTCGCCCAGAGCTGGTAATGCTATCACGCAAGGCTCTCGACAATATCCGAAAGAGCGCAGAGGGTAAGCAGGTGGCTATGCGCTATCAGGGCGGTGCGGTTGTCGCCAATGTGGCTGACCTTCCCACGCCCTCTCGCTCGGTGCTTGTCGATGCGCTCAAGGACGATCTCGGAGTAGATGTACGTGTGGTAGATAGCTCCTTCCGTGTGCAGACGCCAGATGGCAAGTACAAGACTATCGCACCTTGGGAAGTCGCCAACGTGGTGTTCCTCCCTAGCAGTGTTGTAGGTCGTCTTGTGTGGGTCTACCCAGTCGAGAAGATGCGCCCCGCAGAGGACGTCATCTACACCGAAGGCGACCACGGAACGCTGGTGTCTGTCTACCACGAGAAGAACCCTATGGCAGAGGTCACGATGGGGCAAGCTCACGCTATCCCCGTTATCGATGGTGGCGACCAAGTCTACCTCATCGAGACGGAGACGGCTACGACTGGCTCTAAGAAGGAGACCAAGGCTAAGGCTTAGGTATGACAATCCTAGAGTCTCTACTCTCTCAGCACTCATATCCGCTGGATGGGCAGGCCGTGCGCCTGCTCGCCCAGCGGCGAGGGTTGAGCCCCGATGATTGGGTGTGCGGCGAAGTCCTCGGCAGTGATGCGTGGAAACTCGCCCGAGCCGATGTGCTGATGATGGTTGCCAGTGCGCCAAATGTCACACAAGAGGGGGTTAGCTATGATGTTCTGTACTCCACGAGAGAAGCGCTTCGAAACGAAGCTGAAAAGGTGTACCGAAAGTATCTTGACCCTTCCGACCCGCTTTACCCGAAGGCAAAGCGGAGATACGGATACAAGGGGTCACTACTCAAAAGATAAGAGATGTTACTCCCGAATAGTGGTACTTTACAGATAGCATTTCCCAAAGCCGTCGGAGCATTAGATGCCGACGGCTTCCCTGTTGAGGGCGCTCCCGAGTGGTCGGAGTTCGTTCAGTGCCAATGGCGCACCGAGGAGTTCGACAACGCAGCGACGTCCGAGGGAGAGCCGTACACCAATATCCGCTATCGTGTACTGATAGAGTGGGACGAGGACGCACTCGATGCAGAGCGCTTACTCCTCAATGGAGTGGAGCTATCTGTCAAGGAAGCCCGCCCGCTAAAGGCAGTGCGCAAGGTCTTGTTTTTAGCTACCCCACGATGCCTATAACCTCCACTGCTCCGTTGTCCGCTGTCGCCAAAGCTATCGAGGAGAAGATAGCCAAGAGGCGTGCGCAACTCGTCCGCAATCTCATATACCTAGGAGAGAAGTGCGTGAATGAAGCACGAGACAATAGGACTAACAGCTACACCGACCGCACGGGCAACCTGCGCTCTTCGATTGGCTATGTCGTCCTGTACAATGGAGTGCCAGTAAGCGAGATGTCTGTGCAGGGTGATAAGCCTGCGGGGCGCTCCGCTGGGGAGAGTAGCCTATCCAAGGCAATAGCAGAAGCTCCATCGACTGGCTATGTACTGGTGGTGGTTGCTGGTATGCACTACGCTCACTATGTAGCAGCGAGGGGCTATAATGTTATCGACAGCGCAGAAGCTCTTGCGCGTGTCGAAGTGCCTAAGATGCTCGACAAGTTAAACCTCAAATGGCGACGCAAGTAGCGCCACAACCACACAACACAATGTACACCTCAACGGATGTCCAGACGGCTGTCATCGAACAGCTACGAGATACACCGCTCTCCGATGCTATCAGTGGGAGCGTGCGACGACAGGGAACAAGGACGAGAGATAGCAACGATGAAGACGCAGTAGTGTCTGTTACCGCACTTACGGCAGACCAGCGACAGAGCGGCTTTGTCCGTGTCACTATCTATGTTCCCGACTTTATGGAGGGCGCATCAGCCGTCCGCAGAACCAACCTAAAGAGATGCGCAGAGCTGGAACGCCTGCTGACGAACTGGGCTACCTCCCTTCGTGCGTCAAGCACTGGGGATGTACTCTTCCGATTGGCTGAGGGAGTGTCTACCACGCCAAGCCCCGAGCGTGCAGAATCCCTTGTGAGCGCACGCCTATACTTCAAAATTGCCGAATGATGACACTAAGCCAGCAGATATACAAGGCGGTGAGCGGGAAGCGCCCATCTTGTCTACTCACCGAGGGCGTGGAATACACTCCTGCGGAACTCATCGACTACCTTCTGCACCCTCGGGGTGTCGAGCATGCACTCGCCACGGGCTTCCCCTCTATGGAGCTCCTCGAGGAGCATAGGGACGACCTAGCAGGCCTGCCAGTGACGCTCCTCTCCGATGTTGCCCCATCCCTGCTCTCCGTTAGCGGTGGGGCTTACCTCGTTGCTGGGGCAGGTGATGTGACTATATATGCGAATGGGGCAGAGGAGGGCGCAGCCTCTCTTCTTCTGATGCACGGGGTGCATGCAAATGTCATCGCACGAGGCAACTCCGTTGTGGCTATCCACGCTGATAGCTCTTGCGATGTGCAGGTGCAGACCTTAGATACCGCTATCATCTTATGACAACAACGCTCACTACACAAGCAGGCGTACGCCTTACAGTACAGGTGGCAAGCCCAGAGGCTTTTCTGCAGATGCCCAAGGCGAAAGCCCCGCGCATATCTGGTGACTGGGCGGAGAGTGACGGCATAGATTATGACCTTAGAGAGCCTATCTACCTAGAGCCGCTGTCTGTGGTGGTAGATGTTAAGACCGCCCAGCTATTCAATGCAGGGGACACCTGCAACTTCGACCTGCTGGGGACTACGCTGGCTTCGACTATCTCTCACGCAACCCCTCACGAGCCGTTCAACGGATGGCAACGAATAACGCTAACCCCCTCGATGCTCCCTCTATTCGGGATGCCAGTAGTAGTGCAGGGGGTATTCACCCCCGAAGACCTGCGTACACGCCTTGGCGTCAAGGTAGCTCCAGATATGACAACGCTCCGTTCTGAGCCAGAGCGCAAAGTGGCGTTAGAGGCGTCAAGCAAGGCGGAGGACGCATCTACTACTACGCTGGGTGCTGGGAAGAAGGAGCGCAATATAACTATGGAGGTGTGGGTGCGTGGCGTGAATTGCGTCCGCTCTCATCTTGATTTTTGCAAGGCACTCCGCCAGCGTACAGAGGGGCAGTGGAGGATAGCAGGGAGAGATTACTACCTCCGCTACCAGTCTATGGAGGTCACGGACTACGCCCCGAACGACATAGTGGCAAGTCGTGTAACATTTCAGCAGTATAGGTACTAATGGCTAAGAAGTCCACCCTCCCAGATGCTCGCGCCTACGCTAAGGAGATAGCCGAGCGGATAGGCGTTGCACAAGGGCGCATCCTCGCAATCTTCGAGGAGGCACTTCACGAAGCCTCTCTAATTGCTACGCTTGTGGACTTTGACCAAGAGCGGGCGTTCCTATTTGACGACTATCCTCTCACGAAGAAGCGTGCAGATGTGCTGGTGCGCACTCTGTCGAGGCGTATGCTATCTGAGGTGACCAGCGCAGTATCTTATGCGTGGGGGAGAGCGGACGCAAAGAATGACGCCCTCGAGCTGGCTATCCGTGGGAGTGTGACCGCCACACGGAGGGAGAAGGCTATGGCGGCGTTCCTCGCACGAAAGGAGGGTGGTATGGACTTGTCGGGGCGTGTGTGGCGTACTTCTATGCAGGCGAAGTCGGAGATGGAGCTGGCTCTGGACTTAGGTCTAAGGCAGGGGAAGGATAGCGCAGCTCTAAGCCGAGACCTGCGTGCGTATCTCAGAGAGCCCGAGAGGCTATTTCGCAGGGTGCGTGACGCGCACGGACAACTGCGCTTATCTCAATCGGCGGCCGCCTATCATCCTGGACAGGGCGTGTATCGCTCGTCGTACAAGAACGCCCTCCGCCTCGCCGCCACGGAGACGAATATCGCCTACCGTACTGCGGACTACCAGCGAATGCAAGCGTTCGACTTTGTCCGAGGAGTGCGTGTGCATCTCTCCGAGAACCACACCCTCAACGGGAAGCCCTTCCACTGCATCTGCGATGACTTCGCAGGTGACTATCCTAAAGACTTCAAATTTACGGGGTGGCATCCTCAATGCAGGTGCTACACCACGACTATACTAGCGGATGACCCAGACGACCCAGAGGCGACCCCGCTGGTGGAGAGCGTGCCCGCTGGGCTGTCTGGCTGGGTAGCCGATAACGGCGACCGCATCTCTGCGTCATTTGAGCGTGGGACGCCTGCGTTTTGGTTGCGAGACAACGCCGACCAGTTGGGCATAACGCCTAAAAAGAAAAAGGGGAGGCGGTGACCTCCCAGAGTGGTGTTGTGTGTGTGTTCGGAAGCCCCGAGGGCGTAACCCCTCGAGGCTTCCTTTTTGCCTTTTTGGGGCAGGTAGCCCGCAAAAGCGTCCGCTAGAACGTCCGCTGTAAGAAAATACCCCTCTGTAAGTTGCTGATTTACAGAGGGGTATATTCACCAATTGTACCCAGAGTGGTAATACGTTGATTGTTAGCTAAATACGCCCTGTCTCTTGATAGTG